AACGTATCGACCGAGGCCGCAATGCGGTGCATAATCCACAACGACGAACTACGCAACAACTTACTAACCATCAAGGAGGATTAATGCCCGACGAAAAAACCAGCATCGATGTATATGCTGCTATTATGACGGCACCGCAAAAAGCATATTGCGTTGTCGCGCTGTTTGTGGACGGCGTGTTAGAGCACCTGTCAATCGATCCGCACACCACGGTGTGGGATATTTTGGGTGGAGTCGAAGGTGCGATTATCACCTACGATCCCAACATAGAGGAGGGCGTGACGATCTATGCCGACAAACGTCTGGCAGAGATTTTCGCCGAAAATCCGCTCACCGGCATAAGCACAGCGAGCTATCGGATTTTGTCCCTCTCATCAGTCCAACCCGGTCTCCTTGCGCCAATGGAGCTCATCTTCGGCGCATTAAGACCACTGCTCAACACTAACATCAAGGAGGATTAATGCCCGACGAAAAAACCACCTGTGGAGTCCCAAAAAAAATATGGGACTGGCTATCGCCGCGAAAGCGCCGCCACCACAAGATCGCCCGCGCCGTAACTAAAGCGCGTCTCCGTCTCGCAAAGGCAGAGACTGCCTACAAAAAGACCCGATACAAAGCAATAAGGGAACTCGATTTTCTCAACGACGAGAACGGCACAGAGTGCCGCAACCTCACGCTCTACGAAATCGGCCCGGACGGCAAAAAACTCCATCAGGTCGAGGTCAAGCGCTCGACCCCGCGCAAGATCGATAAGTCCGAGGCGCGCCAAGGGGTCGGCCTGCTCAATAAATACCTAACAAATCAGGTCCTCACAATCGAGGACGAAAACACCCGCACCATCGTGCAGGGGCTGCTGTCCAAGATCACATCGATCGGCACAAACATGACCCCGACCCCGGAGCTAATGCAATTTTTAACGATGCCGCTCTCCGATCCGGTGCTAACCGAGGCGCAAAAGCACCTCTCCCACGCCATCGTCTATGACGAAGATACCGACAGTGTCTATGTCCGCGCCCGCAACGCCGACACCGGAAAATGGGAAACGATATAGCGTGCCAACCCCTCGCGAAATAAGCAAGATATGGGCGCTCGCCAATAAGCTCTACGGCGACGACGCACGGCGGATACTCCACGATATCATCGCCGCGCGGTGGAACAAAACCTCGCTCGCTAAAAAGCCGCAGGACGGCTCGCGCCCGCTGACGCCCTACCAAACCCGCTCGCTAATAGAGTATCTCGACACCGGCACCACCCCTGGCCCGCCGAAGCCGTCGCCTCGACAGATGGCGTATCTCGACTATCTATTTAACCGGATCGGAAAAAACACCGATGCCGACCGCTCGCACTATGCGCGGATCTGCGGTGTCTCATGGCCGCCGGAAACCGCCCGCGAAGCCGGCATGTTGATCACGCCGCTCAAAACCGAAGTCAAGGAACTGGAGGAAAAATGCCACCAAAAAACCACCAAAGCATAACCTACGAGACCGACGAAAAAGGTATCGTGCTCACCGAATGCCCATTCGGTATGACCTACAAAATCAAAAACGATACCATAAAACCCTTGTGGGCACACGGGCTTGCAGAAAGTGCGAACATCACAAATATCAAAACCTCGGTCGCAAGTTTGTAACCTGCACTCACCCGCAGAGGAAAATAATGAATCACAAAATTAAGGTCCTATCCTGTTATTTCGAGGCTATCATCGTCGGCAAAAAGCTGTTTGAGATCCGCGACAATAGCGACCGAGGCTATAATGCCGGGGATACGATCGCTTTTTTTGAGACCGACGAGGATGGACATTGTGTCAGAGCCATGGCTACCGGCGATCCCGTAGGGTCGAGGACCATCCAAGCCGAGATAACCTATGTAACCAATTACCACCAAGCCCCCGATTGGGTAGTATTTGGTTTCCGCGTAGTAACCGCCCCCACGGGCACGGAGGAAAAGGCGTAATGTATTACCTACTCCACAGAGTGGACGATAAGTTAGAGGCTTGGCCGTGTCGGTGGGCGGACGGCACCATCATCCGCAGCAAAAAAGCGGAGTATGAGCCGCTCTCGCCAAACCATCGAATCACGCTTATCGGTGAGATAGTCGGAGACAAAATAATCCCATGGCTCTTCGGGGTGCCATCGAGCGCATACACCGGAGTGCTGGTATCAATAGATAATCCAGGAGTTATCCATGACGAATTTCCCTTTGTCAAAAATTGACAATCCTCTCCTCGCCGAGATCGTCGCAACACTGCGCACGCGCCCGTGCTGGTCGGCGCCCGCGCTCGATACCATGCTCGGCCTCGGCAGCAAATATGGCCTCCCCGGCTGGACACGCTCGTCGATAGCCCGCGCGCGCGACACCGGCAAGATCACCGGCCTCCAGTCCGCCGGGCGATGGGTATATGTCACCGACTCCATAATCGATTATCTCCTTGCTCAACAGGAGGATTAGTATTATAATTATCAACAACACCAAGGAGGAACACCATGAAATATAGCAACATAATTTCTATTCTCGCTATAATAATCGCATTGGTTAGCATTGGGTTTTCGTGCTTCGTCAACACCCCATCGCCACAATTGCACTACACGTATGCGCCCAGCACCTCGCCCGTGGTCCCATTTCCACCAGATTCCCATAATCCCCTAAATTTGCTCCCGCATGTCCCGCTCGTCCCGCAGCGCCCGCTGTTTCGCGCGCGCGCCTGTATTGTGTGACCATGAGCGAACAAAATACATCAAAGCAACCCGACACACCGACCGCAAAGCCGCGTCCGAATAAGTTCGTCGCTGCGATAAAAAAACTCCCGAAGCATATCCGCTTCTGGGGATTTGTCCTGATCGGCGTCGGCGCGTTCGCCTGTCTATACCCGCCACTAATTACCGTCGGGACGGCGGTCGCGGCAGCAGGGGCGAGTGCGGTTGTTAGTGGTCAAGTTGCTGCAACGCGCGAAAAAAACCCACCTACCAAGGAGGATCACAATGAGAAAATCAATTAATCTGTTACTGCTTATCGCCCTCGTCGCGATGGCGGGCCTCGCGCTCGCCGCCGACGTCGGCACCGCCGCAGAAGCTCCCGGCTGGCTCGAATCGATTATGACCCCGCTGCTCGCCAAGTATGGCGTTCTGTTGGGGATATTCATTTTGGGATTTATCGCCGCTAAGTATCTCAAGCCGTGGGTCCACGAGACTCCAAACCGTATTGCCGGTGCTCAGGAAATCGCCTTTATTGCAGATCGCATCACCGACGAGATGGTCTTAGAAAATCCCGAAGTCCTGTGGATGGAGTGGATCGACAAAGCCGTCGATAAGCTAATCGCATCGACAGACCTGATCGACGCCGACGACTCGCGCGGGATTGCCCACCGCGAGATCGCATCGCAGATCGTCAAACGCGCTCTGCCGGGACTCGTCAAGGGGTAATGTCCGACCCAAACAAAATATTGCAGGGTAGAGCAGCGGTAGCTCACCGGGTTCATACCCCGGAGGTCGAGGGTTCGAATCCTTCCCCTGCCACCATCATACAAGCCCCCACGCCGGGGGCTTTTTTGACTGATTTTCCTCACCGCCCGAGACCGGTCGCCCATATTGGCGATAAGCTCGATCTCGGCGATAACCTCTCTCCGCACATCCAGGTATGGGAGGTTGCGTGTAAGTGTGGTTGCGGCTATGGCACACATTACGGCGACATCGACGACGGCATCCTCGCAATTTTCGAGGAGATTCGCACCGCAATCGGCAACCCCAAAATCATAATCACCTCCGGCGCACGGTGCGCATCGCACAATAAGGCCGTGGACGGAGCCGCACAATCCATGCACCTGCAAGGGTGCGCGCTCGACATGCTAATCCCCTACGGCGTTAAGGGCTATCCAACCCGCGACGAGATGATCGACATCGTCCTCGCCGCCAACCCCGATGGCGGGGTCGGCTATAAGCAATACGGACCGCAGGGCATAATCCACATCGACACCGGATCAAGGAGGAGATGGTGACCACCACCACCAACGGCAACGGCGAAAAGAAGATGCTCTGGAAGGCGCTCACCATCCTGATGATCGTGGTAACTACGCTCATCGGCACGGTCTGGGGCGTGACCTACGGCGCAAACTCTAAGCGCCTGTCCAGTGCCGAGATGGTTATCGCCAAACAGCAGGACCGCCTCGCCCGGATCGAGACCAAGATAGACATATTGCTCGACGGGATGGATAAGTAATGCCCTTCGTCGCCAAATACAACGACGATTATATCGACCGCTGCCGCGTGGAATATGTCGAGGCCGGCCGATCGCTCGCAGATATAGCATCCGGGAAAACAATATCGCTCCGCCAGTTGAGTCGATATGCCGCAGCCGGAGAATGGCTCAAAGCAAGGGAGCTGTATAAAAACTCCATCGACAACGAGAGAGCTATCCTGCTCAAAACCAAGCGTGAGCTGCTCAAACATCTCGACAACATGACCGCCGGGGAAATAACGGACGAGGAAAACAACCCGTTAAAATCCCTAATCCTCGATCTCAATCGCATTAATAACCAGTTGGAATATCTGGACACCTCCGCCGATCCCGAGCGCGTCGTCTATGAGGGCGGCATGTTAATCTATGAGTGGTTCTCCGGCCCGCTCGGCGACAAATCAATAGCCAAAGAAATCAAGAAATCGCTGCCGAAGATAGCGACGTGGGCGAAGAGAAGGAAGCGATGACGGATAAGCTACGAAATCCGCTGACGAGGGACGAGCGCGAATCCTATCTCAGGATGCTCGACGATATCGAGACCGGCGTCGATGTTTTCGACGACCTATCGATCGCCGCCGTGCGCAGTCGCAAGGCCGCAGCGCTCGCCGATATAGACGTGTTCATCCAGACCTATCTCCCGCAGATGGCGTGGGTGCCGTCATGTGATATACATCGCGACATAGACTCCGATTTTCGCCCGGAGCACCCAACCCTAACGGTGCGCGTCGTGCCGGGAGGCTACGGCAAAACAGCTCGCGCCCGCTGCAATCTGCTGCACGAGATACTATACAAGGACGAGCTTATAGCCGAGGCCCTCTATTTTGCCGGTGTGATCTGCATGACCCTCACCGAGACGGTCGATTGGATCGAATTTGTCCGGGCAAACATTGCACACAATCCGCGCATCCTTAGCGATTTCGGCGACCTGCGCTCTATAGACAACTGGCGCGCCGGCGATATCCAGACCACCAATAAGTGCCGCATCGTGGCGTTAAGCCTCGGCACCAAGGTCCGTCAAAATTGGAATAATCAAAGGTTCCAGCGGCTTATCGCCGACGACATCGAAACCGCAATATCCGTTCAAAATGTTGTGATCCAAGAACGCCATAAAAATTGGTTTTTGGAGCGCGTATTCTCAGCCCTCGATCTCGACACCAAATCCGCCCTTAATATCTATGGCAACTGGCTGTCGGATTTCAGCTCGCTCGCCCTCCTCACCAAGCACATACAGGATGACCCGGACTATCTGTCGTCGGTGCACGCAGAGAGTATCTCGTCGCGGGCGAAGGTATATACATGCCGCACGCCGTCCGGCGATCCGACATGGCCGGAGAAATTCCCAAACGAAAAACTCGATGCGATAGAGGCCACAATCGGAACGACAGCATTTTTGGCGGATTACATGAATATCACGGCGAACGACCACTCGGTTTTCAACCCGGATTGGTTCCTCGATTGGCCACGCGACACCGTGCGCATTGCCGATGTTATCGGCCCCGTCTATGCCGCCGTCGATCCGTCGTTCGACGAGGCGGGCAAGGGGTGTATGCGCGCAATCATAGCGGTTATGGCCTGCACGGACGGCAAGGCTCGCGTCGTATGGTCGTGGATCCGCCACGCCTCCGACGACAACATGGTCGCCGCGATGTTTGCCTGCTACGACCACATCAAAAATACCTATGGAATTTCCATGACAGGCATGGGTTTTGAATTTATCGGCGGAGCAATCTTATTTCTCAGGGATATTCGCGCGGCGGAAATAGCCCGCTCGCAATCCCTCCCGATCATCAAAATCGTAAGCCACAAACTACCCAAGCCGCTACGGATAGAGGGGCTTGCCCGATATATCGAGCGCGGAGTATTGCTATTTGATCGCGAGCATCACGACGGCGCGATCCTCTACAAACAGCTTATCGCTTACGGCACGCGCGGCGTCTATCTCGACGGCCCGGACGCTCTCGAAATGGCCTTTAGCCTATGCCAATTCGGCGGGCAGCGTTCCCAATCCGCCGCTGCCGGAGCCGGCAATCGACAGTTCACCGGCGAGCGTTTTACCGCCGGAATGAGAGGTGGGCGAATTGGGTTCTAAAAAAATCAGAATACTCGATAGCCACGGACAGCCTATCGGCACACAATTTGCCGCAGGAGAAACGTCTTCTATCGGCGGGCCGAGAGCGACCCTCGAAAACGATCCGACGAACGGATATATGTTAGGTCGTCGCCTCGCAAACCCAAATTATCTACTCTCGAATCTCGGCAAATCCACAGAGGTATTCGAGGAGATGCGCCGCCGCCCGAGCATTCTCGCCCCGACGCAAATCCGTATGGCAGCCATTGCCGGCCTCGATTGGAAGATCGTCCCGGCTACCGAGGAGCCGATAGACATCGAGCGCGCCGACGAGATGAAAAAACAACTCGAAGGAATCACCAATTTTGAGGCGGCCATCGGACATCTCAACCTCGCTCCCGGCGACGGCTATTCAGTTATCGAGGTAATTAAATATAAGGATACAGACCCGAACCAAATAGTCGATGAGCTTGCCGGTCGATCGAGCTATAGATTCCAGTTCGATATCGACAACAATATCTATCTCCTCACAAAGGATAATCCCTACGACGGCGAGTTGCAGCCGCGCGAGAAGTATATCGTCGCGATTAATGGGCGAAAGCCCTACGGTGACGGCTATCTTGCGGCTCTATATTTCCTCGAATACTACGGCGTCTGTGTCGAAAAAGACGAATATATCTGGCTCGATAAGCGAGCGGTCGAGACCGTATATGCAATTTTAAACGATATAGCGGACGACGACGCAAGAGACAGCGTCCTCAAGATCCTCGGTCTAATGCAGAATAGCGGTAACGCTGTATATCCAAACGGCACAGAGATACACACGCTCACCGAGGGACGTAGCGAAACCAATAATATCTTCGAGAGCGTCCATGCCCGCCGCGAAAAAACCGCGCAGAGAATCATTCTCGGCACCGAGCTCACCGGATTCGGCAAGGACGGCGGCGGAAGTTTTGCACTGGCAAAAACGCTAAAGGGCGTATCGTATGACAGCGTCCTGCTCCCCGACGCCCGCAAACGACAGTCGGAAATAAACAGCCAGCTTATACCGCTTATCGCGCGCAGGCTTTGGTTGGCCGATAGGCCGCTGCCGCGCTTCGAGTTCGACGCCGAGCTCAAGGCCTCGCCGGACGAAGATTTTAAACGTGCACAGACCATGAGAATGCGCATGGAAATAGCATTCAAATGGCGCGCCGCCGTTCCCATAAAATATTTTTACGAAGAGCTGGGGATCCCGATGCCCGAAGATGTGGACCCCGATGAAACCATCGTGCCGCCCGCGCCGCAAGCGCCGGCAATCCCTGCAATCCCGGTCAAAGAAATCCCAAAAGATACGAAAGCCATTGCGCGCTTTTCTGCAAAGTATATCGCCTGCGACGAAATCAAATCGGAGTTCGCCGCGCGCCGCAACATCTCGATAGAGACGCTCACCGCCGACGCCCTCGCCGAGGCCGATATGCACCACAAAGTTATCGTCCGCGCGATTCAAAAAGCCATCGAAAAATCGAAGGGGTGGGACGATCTTCGAGGCCGGATATCGACCGCTATCCCGGAGAAATCCATCGGAAAGCTCGATAAGATATACGCGGCGATGATCGGTAAAACCGCCTATCGCGCAGCATCGAACGTCCGGGAGCAGGCGCTCCGCGAGGCGAAGATATATAACCCCGGCAATTATGCCGCCACGTTTGCAGCCGATCCAATCATCCGCATCGGCGAAGTTACTATCGAGCCGGTTGTTTTCGAGGAGGCCGCCGCCGTCTGGAAAGAGGCCGGATATTACGCATCGCGCCTAACGAAGGTGCACATGGGGACGGCACTCGAAGAAAGCATCACGGGCGCTATCGAGCGCGGCGAGCTGTTCGGAGATTTCCAGCAGCGCGTCTATGACGAGCTTGGCCGCGACGGGTTCGGGGCGCTAAAACCGGGCTATCTCAAGATGGTCTATCGCACGAACCTGTCAAACGCCTACAGCGCCGGACGATACCAGCAGATGCAGCTCCCCGGAATGAAAAAGTTTTTCCCGTGGGCGGTATATGTAACCGCCGGCGACGATCAGGTCAGGCCGGAACACGCAGATTTCGACGGCGTAAAAAAGCCGATAGACGACCCGTGGTGGTCAAATCACACAGGGCCGCTAACGCCGAATTGCCGTTGCGATCAGGACCTGATCAACCGCTACCAAGCCGCAGAGATCGACCCGGCCACGACAAAGCAGCCGCCGTTAATCGACAGTGAAAATGCGGTGGCAAGAGGCTTCGGAAACCCCGGACGATACATCGAAAACCTACAATCGGCGGCGTTGAACCAGGGAATACCGCCATACCAAGGAGCCCGGATGCCCGGCTCTTTCTCCGATTATGATGCCGCCGATGCCGCCATAAAAAAAATGACATTACCGGACGCCGAAAAGAATGCTATAAAAGATTACACCGGCGAGGGGTATAAAAAACTCAACCGAAATTTAATTGACAATAAAAAATTAACTGACGCGCAGAAGCTACTAAGCACAAATGTAGACAAGGCCCTCGACCACCTGCCGACATACTCCGGAGATACCTACAGAGGCATCAAATTTTTCGAGAGCGACGCTTCAAGATTTGGCCGGTTTTGGAATATGCAGCCGGGGGACAAGGTTAGCTTCCCTGCTTTCACCTCGACAACGATCAACCCCACTGTGGCACAGGATCTCGCTATAGATGCTGCCGACTCGGTAATTTTTACGATAAAGTCAAAGTCCGGGAAAATTATTGACGGGTTATCAAAATTCGCCTACGAAAAAGAGGTGCTCTATAAGCGGGGCAGCACGTTCCGGGTTTTAGCGACAACAGGGGAAGACGCTGGATATGGATACAAGCTGGCAAGGATCACTCTAGAGGAGATATAATGGCAAGAGAAAACAAATTTATTGGCGCTGCGGACGAGGTGAAAATCCCGATATGTAATACCTGTATCCACGCCCATGCCGACAACACGTGTGACGCATTCCCGGACGGGATTCCGTCCGACATCCTTAATAATTTTGCCGATCACACCAAGCCATATAAGGGCGATGGCGGGATCCAATACGAGGCGGCGGTGAAACAGTGATGTATATAATGCTATATATGCTTATTATGTCCGTGGTTTTTGGGAATTATAAGTTGTTGATATATAACGACTTACGATTTCACAATTGCCTCCAAAATCGGAATAATCACTTGAAAACCCGTAACTCGTTAAAGTATAATAACTTACGCGAAATTAGAACGCGCCCTGAGTCGCTCATAGAGGCGTTTCCAAAATGTCCCCTTATGATTATACCTGCTCAATTGCGAGCGATCTACGGGCATCCTATAACGAGGCGTCTGACCACAAGGAGGGCAGCATGACAGACGATAAAGACAAATCTTACAACTGCGAATGCATCGCGTGCGGCCATAAGATGGAATCCAAAGACCATTGCGATACCCTAAAGTGCCCGAAGTGTGGCGCAAAAATGAGGCGCGCCGAAAGACCCGGGCCGGGCCAGGGCGACAAAACCAAAGCGATCTCCACGCGGATAAAAGATTTTTTCGTGGGACTCGGCGAGGATATCGCGGCGGGATTCTCCGATGCCAGGTCGTCTTTTGCGGCGCAATTCAAGATCGCCACAGAGCTAAAAAGCTCGATCGACGGAATCCCCCAAGGGTGGATTCCCATATTCAGCACCGGCAAACACATCACTGCCAGCGGCGGCGGGAGAAAGCACGTTTGGACAGAAAATGACCTCGACGAAATCGCCGCGCGTTACGATCCGATAACTCTTCCGGCTGTCCTCGCTTACGATCTGCATACCCCGTCTGTTGACGGTCTGGGAATAATCTACTCGCTCAAACGCTTTGGCAATCTGCTTTGCGCGCAGTTTGCAAATGTCCCTCCGGGAGGGATAGAGGCTTTGCAGTCGATAACAAACCGAAGCATCGAGATAAAAGAGGCCTCGCAATGGGCAGCGCTTGCGACGCGCGGAATCAAAGGGCCGTATGCAACTAAGGTCAGCTTCTTTTCCGGGGCAACCCCGGCGGTCGCGGGCCTCGGTCAAATTCAAATCCTGTCCGCATCTGCGGGCGGCGGCGACATCTACTGCTTCGACGCCAAAATGGATCCAATCAACCCGAAAAATACCGACGAGAAAAATACTCAAACGAAAGGAGATGACGTGGGAGACGAAAACACAATCACCATGTCCGTCGAAGAGGCCGCAAGGCTGAGAGGCCTCGAAGGCGAAAACACACAGTTCAAAGCTCAGCTCGAAACACAGGCCGCGCAGGCGCGCAAGACGGCTGCGGAGAAGTTCGTTGCCGATTTGGAGGCAGCGCACAAGGGGAAATTCGTCCCCGGCGTCCGGAGCGCATTGCTGAGTCTCCATATGTTCAGCGCACGCTCCGCCGAGACGGACGAGTCGATTATGACGTTCGCCGCCGAGGGTTACACCCCGACCGAGAACCTCACACCGACACAGGCCGTCGAGGGACTCGGCGAGAACCTCTTCGCATTCCACACCGACCTCACCAAGGTCTTCGCTGCGGAATCCGCAAAGACGAAGCCGGGCGACAAGGATGTGGAGGACCGGGATGCGGAGAATACGGACGACGACAAGGCTTATGCCGCTGTCGTGGCGATCGCCGAGGGCGAGCACAGCGGCGAAAAATACACCGCTGCGGTTAATAAGGTCGCCGAGCACATGTCAAACCTGCCGAAGGGAACGACATTCAATCAGGCGGCACTTGACCTTCAAACAAAGATCGGAGGTAAATAATGAGCACCGAAGCAAGGTGGTCGAAAAACCCAAAAACTATCACCGTTGTAGAGGCGGATGGAATTGACGCTAACCGGTTCCTCTCGCCTGCCGGCGATTATGTCGCTGCCGAGGGCGGAGTTATCTCCGGGGTCACGCGCTTCGCGAGCGATTTGGCGGGCAAGGCCACGGTATATAACGGCGACGAGGCGCTGATCTACCTCGCAGAGACGGTAGCGGTCGGCGATCTCATCCAGTCCGACAATGCAGGCAAGGGCGTAAAGGCCGACGCCGTGAGCGTTGTCCTCGTTACCGGTTCGGATAGCCCGGACCTCGACGGCGCGCACGTTTTTTCGGGAGGCTATTTACCGCAGCACGCGGTATGGGTCGCCCGCGAAGCCGGCGACGCCGACGATGTAATCCTAATCGAACACATATAAGGAGGTGAATTACAATGTCAGATAGATTAGACACACTACGCGGCTCGGAAAACCGGATCATCGCAGGGTTGACGCTCGGCTATAAACTGCCCGGAGGGATTGGCGATCAGGTATTCCCGATCGTGAATGTCGATAAGATGACCGGAAAATTCATGAAGTTTTCGCCGGACGGCTTTGTCCACCGCGAGACGGCAAGAGCGCTTCGTTCGGACGCCAATGAATTTGATTTCAAAGCTACTTACGACACGTTCTCGCTCGAAGCCCACGCGCTCCAATCCGGGATAGATCATCTCGAGGAGCACGAGGCGGTATTCGATATCCGCAAGCGCCTCGCAATGATCCTCCAGCAATCGATCATTACGGATCGAGAGATCGATCAGGCAACAATCGCTTTCGCGGACGCAAGCGCCGCCACGGTTGCGCCCCTGACCGGGACGGCTCAGTGGAGCGATCTTACCGATTCGAACCCGTTCGCCGATGTACGGACTGCGAAAGCCTCCGTCAGAAGCGCGATCGGGATCGAACCGAACACGATGATCATGGGGATGTCGGTATGGGAATATCTCCAGCAGAACGAGACGATCCTGGAAAGGATCAAGTTCTCCGAACGCGGGATAATCTCAGAGGAAATAATCAAAGCGGCCTTCGGGGTCGAGAATCTTCTCGTCGGTAAGGGTGTATATAACACGACACCGCACGCAACGGACCCGACATTCTCGGATGCATGGGGCAAGCATGTGGTTCTCGCTTATATCGACCCAAATCCCGGCCTGGACGCGATGACGTGGGGGATGACATTCCGGCTGAAAAATTGGCCGAAAACGTGGACGAACGTGAAACATAATACGTTCGTCGATGGCGTTGCGCAGGAGGATGTCTGGGAAGTCAACGTCGTTACCACGGGTGCGGCATACAAAATCAAAAACGCGGTAGCGTAGAAGGGGGCGAAATGAAAAAGACAATGTTCATAGTCGTTTTAATGGTGCTCCTCGCCACGCTTTCGTTCGGGAAGATCTACAACCAGATCGGTCTTCTCAACCGCATTTACGACGAGGATTCGTCGCAGAGCTATACTCTGGACACGCTTCTCGACGTCCAGCAGGCGTGGGTTGTCTATGACACCACCCACAGCGCGCTCGTCGAGGACTCCATCGATGTTATCGCCATCCGAACGGATGCCATTATGGATACCCAGGATGTGTGGCTCGCGCTCTGGCGAACATGGGTTACTGTCGATTCCCTATATCAACAGACGA